GGCGGTTGATGTCGGCGTCGAAGGCGTCGGCGGCCTTGAAGACGTCCTCGTAAGACGGCGACTGCCTGTTGAGGGCGAGGAAGCGAAGCGCCATCTCCTGGGAGTGCTGGCGCTGGATCGCCCGCTGGACCTCGGGGCGGAGCGGGCGCTGATAGTCGCCGCCGAAGTTGGCCGAGCCCGCCGAGCTGGTCGCCGGGGGGCCTCCCGACCCTCCGGCTTTGACCGCGTCCCAGTCGACTTTCAGCTTCTTCCCGTACGTCGTGTCTTCGATGTTCGAGAGCGGCGTGGTCGAGCCCGCGACGGGCGGGTCGGAGTCGGGTTTCCGCGCCCACTCGACAGTGCCGTAGACGCCCTCGATGCCGACGTCGTAGGAGACCATCTGATCGCCACGCTTGTTCTGCCACGGCCGGGGAGGGCCGACCGTGGTGATGGCGTACTCCTGGCTCATGCGTGCGCCAGCTCCTTTTCGTCGAACGCAACCTTCAGAGCCGTCAACTGCTGTTTGTAGTCGTGGCCCATCGGGATCGGGACCGCCTTGGGGGCCTCGTCCCAGGAGATCGTCGTGTAGCTCGGCCCCCAGGGCTGCTCGGATGGTTTGTCGGTGGCCTTGAAGTAGCTGGCCTTGAGCGGGACCGCGTACTTCAACTGACCGGCCTCGGCTCCCTTGCTGGCGCGGATCGCCTCCTGGAACAGCGCGACGACGTCACCGTGGGCGTGGGTGTCGTTGAAGGCGGCGATGACCTGCTCGGGCTCGAAGTCGGGGGGCATCGGCGACCTGGCCGACGCCAGCGTCCCGAGCAGCGTCTTTCCCCGCTCCAGCGCGATCTTCATTCCGGCGAAGGTCGCGCGGTCCTTGTGGTTGAAGAGGACGTCGTCGAAGGCGCCCAGCGCGCACCTGCGATCGCCGGAGAGCATCTTGCCCTGGCACCATCTGTTCGGGTCCTCGATCACCGCGAGCGCTGCTTCGAGTCCTTCGTAGGTCTTCATTCGGCGTTCCCTTCGTTGCGGTCTGGAAATTCCCAGTCGCGCTCTTCGCGGATCGGGGTGATGCGGGGGCCGGTCTTCGGCTTCGGCCGACCCAGGTAGGTGATGCCGCCGCCGAGGATCAACAGGGCGACGACGACTGCTGCGATGACGATCAAGATGACCTCCAGGTGCGCCCGTTGTAAGGGGTGCCGTCGGGTACTTTGCCGGTTGCGAAGACCTCTCGCCTGGCGTCGCCGTAGGCGTCGTAGAGGGCGAAGAGGTCGGTGTCCAGGCCGGTGGCCGCGTTGGCTTCCCCGGCGGCCCTGACGCGCTGGCGCTTCCTCGATGTGCCTTGAATCTCGTTCGCCGTGTAGACCGCCTTGGCCAGAGCGCGCCGCGTCTTGCGTCTTGCGTCACTCGGTGATCTATTCGGGGCTCCCTTTCGGGAACCCGCACTGGCGGCCTTTTTCGGCATGCGGTGCGGCTAGATGGATCCGGTTCCTGATGTAAATCGTCGATCCACGTTGCGCAAGATATCGTTGCGCAGCCTTGCGTGCAACCCGGTCTCTGCGAAGAAGTACGCGATTTGCATGATGCGCATCCGAGATCTGTCGTATGTTGCGTCGCGTAGTCGCCGAACGATGCCTCGCCATCACCCCTACAACCCGCCTCTCGATCGGCCCGCGGCCCGCCGCAGGCTGAAGGAACTGCGGGCTCGGCTCAGCCTCAACCAGAACGACACGGCGGTCGAAGCGGGCATCCCGCCACGGACCTTCCAGTCCTGGGAGAACTGCGAGGTCATCACCAGCGAGGAGAACTACGACCTCCTCGCCGCCTTCTATTCCAGGAAGCTCGGCGAAGAGGTCACCCGCAGCGACTTCCTCTACGGCACCCACGATCTTCCCGAGCCGCTGCCCGAGGATCGGGTCGGTTACCTCGCCCTGGAAGAACGTATGCGGGCCGAGTTCGAGGAGAGGATCGAGGGCCTGCGGATTGAACTGATCTACCAGCTACGGAACGAAGCCCAGATGACAAAAGGAGAGGCGCTGTGAGTGAACAAGGCGAGCTGGACCTTGATGAGGATTTCATCAAGGCGACGCTCAGGCCACTGATTGCCAAACGCGAGGCGCTGGACAAAGAGCGCCTTGAGATCGAAGCCGCGGCAGAAGAACAACTGGTCTCGATCAAGGACAGTCTCAAACGAGTCGACCGACTGCTGCGGGCCGCCGGGCTCGACGAGCACGTCCCGACCAGAGCTCCAGGGCGGCAACCCGGGTCGAAAAACACCCCGGGTACCTACCGGCCTTCATTCGGGATAGAAACAATGGATCTGACGGTGGATGCGGTGGACAGGATGGACGACGCCGAGGAATTCGACGCCGCGGCGATCCGGGAGAAAAGGGAAGAGCTGGAGGGCCGGAAGCTCAGCAAAAGCCAACAGGCGGTCATCAAATCCATCATGGACGATCTCGTGGACCAGAGAAAACTTCGAAAGACGAAAAGCAGACGGCCGGATCACCGGCCGGGGGTCGGACCCCCGAGCGCCCATTACAAAAAGGTAGGAGGATGAGATGGACTCGCTGAGGCTGGAAGATTTTGCCGATTTCGAGCTCCTCTACATACTTGAGGACGTCATCGGCCCAGATGGATATGCCACGTCAGCGGACGTGGCCGAGCACATCGGGATCGAGGGGGAACACCCCGTCTCCTGTGTCGGGATCCGCCTCGGCTGGATGATCCGCTACGGGGTGGTCGAAAAAGACGAGACCCGCAGCGGCCCGGCGAGATGGCGCCTCACACGGACCGGCGGTGAAGTGCTTCATCCGAAGAACCTCCCGGCGGCGGCCGAGAAGGCCCTGGCGGCGCTGACGGATGGCCAGCGGGTTGCGGTGACCGACCTCGTGATGCGGCAGTTGAGCGAGAACGGTTCCTCTCGACAGGCGAAGCACCTTGCCCGTCGTTCCTACAAACACAACCTCGGCAACTGGCGCGACGAGTCGATCGCCCCGAAACGACAAGAGGCCGCCTGACCTGCTCCAGGGCCTACGACCATCGAGAACGAGAAAAGCCCCCCAACTCCGAAAGGGAGCTGAGGGGCTAAATTCAGGGCATGGGAGAGAACGAAGAAGAGGCGGTCGTCCTCCCGCTGTTCGCGGCCGGGACAGACGACGAAGCGCCGCTACTGATGAAGGCGAAGCCGGACTGGTGTCGGCACGCGCGAACTGAAGTGGACGGCGAGGCCAGGCGCGTCTATTGCCGGGACTGCAAACGCGAGGTCCCGGCTTTCGACGTGCTCCAGCGGCTCGCCAAGAGCCACGATCGGTTCGTCAGCTCCAGGGATACGGCGCAGCGCGAAGCCCGGGTTCTCCGGGGCGAGCTGGAGAACCTGAAGCGCGAGGAGCGGAACGTCAAGGCGAGGATCCGGAACGCGAAGAAGAAGGCCACTGAGCTGGGGGAATGAACTTCAGTTTGCCGCGCTTCGGCCACCACGCCAGCTCGACGTCCCAGCCGGTCTTCTCACCGGCCGCCAGTAGCTCCGCGCGGTCGGCGGGGCCGAAGTGGTCGAACGGGTGGATCGTCGACTTGACCTCGATCAGCCGCGGGGTGTGACCCGCCTTCCCGGCGATCACGTCTGCGTCCCCGAGGGAGCCCGCGGCCCTACAGGTCCACCATCCCTCGATCTCCAGGACGCCGCGGACCTGGCGCTCGCGCTGGATGCCCCTGCTCAGGCGGCGGCGCTCCGGGCGTTACAGCGCTCGCCCTTCTGGGCCTTGCAGCGGACCAGCGCGTCGACCACCTGGGCGTCCTCGTAGGCCGTGTCGAACGGGATGCCTTTCCCCTTCGGCGAGTCGTAGACGATCACGATCTGCTTTTTGGGTTTCTCCTGCTCTTTCATCTCGCCCTCGGGAACAGCGCCCCGAAGATGAAGGCGCCGAGGGTCGCAAAGAGCCCACCGATCTCGACCGGGATCGTGACCCCGTGGATCAGCGAGATGCCCCAGGCCACGATGCCGCCGAGGGCGGCCCCCGCCGTGGATGCCGCCGTGGTCGTCTGGTTGACGCTCATTCATGCTCCTCTCAGTTGACGCCGAGCTGGTCGTCAAAGCTCCTCGTGATGTAGAACTGCTCGACGCGGCTCTTCCAGGTGAGCCCCATCTTCAGCCCGGGGATGAACCACGAAGGCCCGCCGTTGGCATGGGGGTTGTCCGAGCCCCCGCACTCCCAGTAGCGGTAGCGGGGGCGGCCGAGGTGCCAGGGTTTCGGTCGCTTGCGACCGCGGACGATGATGTGTTCGTCGTGGCCCTCGACGTTGTTCTTGATGTAGAAGGTGAGGTAGCGGCTCTCCCCCGGGTTGCCCTCTTCGGCCAGCGACCAGGTCGACCCCGCTTCGTTCTTCAGCTTCAGCCCGTAGCCGTGGATCGCGACGTAGGTGGCGCAGCCCGAGCAGTCCGTCCAGGGCCTGCCGTCGACCGGCGTGACGACCTGACCGTCGACCCGTCCGCCCCCGTAGCTGTACGGGAGGGACATCCGGGCGAGCCTGGAGACCAGGGTCTCGCCTTTGCGGACGTGGGCGAGCGCCTTTGCAGGCGTCTTCTTACGCGGCTTTTTGACCGCCATATGTGGCCCCTTTCCGGGGGTTTGGGTGCTAGGGGTTCGGCGGGTACAGGCGCGAGCAGTCGACCGGCCTGACTTCTTCGAGCCGGTTCTGGTTGGCGCGGATCCGCGCGTTGATCAGCGCTTCGAGTTCCGCGGGTGGGAAGCTCGGGAAGAGGGAGTCGATGATCGGCGACTGCGCGGTGCGGATCTGTTCTTCGAGCAACCCCTGGACGGCTTCCCGGGTGGGGTTGCCGTTCTGTTCGCAGGAGGCGACGAGGCCGTCCCGGATCTGTTCGGCGAAGCGGGCGTTGTCGTTGCTGCGGGTGATGATGAGGAGGGTCCCCCCACCGACCACGGCGAGGAAGAGGAAGAGGCTGATGACGAATGCGGCCACGGCGAAGCGCAGGCCCTTGAACGGCCCCGATGTTCTCTCCATGTCAGCCTCCCGCGAGCTGGGCGATCAGGGTCGCGAGGGCGACGACGAAGAGGGTGAAGGTGCCTGCTGCGACCCAGAGCCCGCGACGCACCCAGCGCATTTCGAGCCTGAACTCACCGATGTCGTCGCGGATTTCCCGGATCTCGGTGAGCGTGACCTCGATCTTGGTGTCGTGGCCCGCGGAGGCGTCGCGCAGTAGGGCCAGCGAATCGTGGTTGGCCTTGAGCCGTTCGTCGTGGTTTCGCAGGCGGAACTCGACCGCGTCCACGTTCATCATCTGATCCCGTATTTTTCCTTGAAGGTTTCTCCGGAGGCGGTGCCGATCCCGTATTTTTCGTTGAAGGATTCACCGCCGTTGGCCAGGCCGAAGGGGTTCCGTTTTTCCTCGGCGGCCCGCTTTTCGGCCCGTGATTCGGAGGGGATCAGGATGCCGCCCTGGGCGATTTCGTAGGCTTCGGAGACGCGTTCTTGCTGCTTTTTCGTCAGGCCCGCCTCGGCGCCGAAGTAGGGCTTCTCCGCTTCGGTGACGAGTTCCCCTTCCTTCTTCGAGAGCTTGTGCTGTTTGACCAGGGCGAGGAGCGGGGCTTTTTCACCGTGGATCCAGCCGCCCTTCCCGTTGGTCCCGTAGATCGCGGTGGTGACCTCGGGCGACAGGCCCGGGATCGGGTCGGAGAACTTCTGGTCGACGGCCTTGCCGAGGAGTTCGGAGTCGGCCCATTTGGTCCCGGCGAGCGGTATCCCGGGGAGCGCGACCGAGCGCAGGTTCTTGTTCGGGTCGTAGCTTTCGAATTTCTTCGAGAGCGCCGACTGCGGCTTCCCGCTGAGCCCTTCGGTGGCGGCGTGCTGGAGGGTCCGGCCGCCGACCCCGGGGACGAAGCCCGGCAGCTTCACCCGGTCGAACGAGGGCATCGAGAAGAGCTGGTTCAGCATCGCGATCCCTTTCGGGAGCGAGGACTGTTCGCCGGTCAGCGGTTCGGTGCCGGTGAAGCCGGTGATGGCGGCGCCGATCAGCGGGTTGGATGAGGAGAGCACCTGTGCCCAGTTGCCGGTCGCCGCGGCCTGGGTCAGCGCCGACTGCCCCGGGGAGATCCGCGAGCCGCCGGGGAGCACGCCCTTTTCGCCCTTCTCGTTCGTGTAGATGGGCAGCGCCCAGGCCAACGGGTTGCCGGGGGTCATCGGCGCGTCCGTCGCCTGCATCCCTTCTTCGTAGGCGGTCTTGCCGAGCAACGATTCGAGCTGGTTGGAGTTCGCCTGCCCGAGCATGTAGGCGATCGTCGCCGTCACAGGGTGGGTTTTCGGGAACGTCCAGAGGGTCCAGCGCAGCGAGTAGCGCAGGAACGGGTAGAAGAGGACCAGCGGCGCCAGGGCGCGCTCGTGGCTGGTGAAGGAGGTCCAGTCGCCCTGGATGTTGTCGACGTAGTCGGCGAGTTTCTGCTGCTCGATCCTCCCCTTCGGATCGTTGTTCAGCCAGTCCCACATCTCCTGCCGGGATTTGCCTTTGAATTTCGTCGAGAGAGCGCGCTGGTCATCGAAGACGTGGGTCAGCGAGCGGTGGAAGTTGCGGAAGCGCTTGTCGGCCTCGGCGGCGAAGAGCGCCTGGCGGTAGGCGTTCTGACGGCGGACGTCGAACTCGCCGAGGGTGCGCAGCTTCGCGAAGGAGATCGCGTACCTCGCGCCCTTTCCGCGGGTCAGGGCGTCGGCGCCCTTCGCCCACTCGTCGGGCGTGTAGCGCTCCTGCTCGTCGAGCGGGGTGCGCAGCGCGGCGGCGCCTACCGGCGAGGCCCCGGCGGTCGACTGGAGCGCCAGCGCGCCCTCGGGGTTCTGCTTGCGGTAGGCGTGCAGGTCCTTCTGGATCCGGTAGAGCTTCGTCGGGTCCAGGGCCAGCTCGGGGTGGGCGAGCAGGAGCGGCACGCCCTCGGCGACGGTCTGGGCGAGCGCCCATGCGGGGTTCGTCCCGAGCAGGGTCCTGGTCGCGATCCGCGAGCTGGTGTTGAGGGTCGTCATGACGCGGTTGTGGTTCGGGTTGAGCTGCGCTTCCAGCTCTTTGACGACCTCCCGCGGGACGAGGATCGACGGCTCGTGGTTCTTGACGTTGTCGGTCTCGGCGTCCTTCAGCACCTTCTCCAGCGCCGCGTTGCGATCGACGCCCGACATGTAGGGATCCTCGACGGCCCGTTTCCAGGCGCGGAGGGCGAGCCGGGCGTAGTGGTTCGGGTCGTACTGGCCGCCGTCCGGGTTCTCTTTCGTTTTCGGGCCGGTGATCTTCCGCCAGGTCTGGTTGTCGGGGATGACGTTCTTGACCTTGCCGTCGATCTCGAAGGACTTCATGTTGTCCTTGGCGATGTTCCGCATCGACTGCCGTCCGGCGCCCCGCAGGCGGGAGGAGTTGTAGCCCTGGAGCAGGCCTGGGAGACTGCGGTCGAGGTTGTCTTCGGCCGCCGAGGTCCCCTTGCGCATGTACTCCTTGTTCGCGCCGCTGGTGGTGAAGCGCTGCTGGAATCCGGCGCCTCTGTCGGAACCCGATTCCAGATGGTGGGTGAAGATCGACGGCGCCAGCGTGGTCCCCGAGCGGGCGGCTTCGACCTCGTGCTGGTACTCGTCGAGCATCCGGTTGTCGTACTTCTGCGCCCCGGCTTCGGTGTGGCTGCGTTCGTCGTTCTTCTTCGCCGTGTCGCGGAGAGCCTGAAGGTGCTGCCGATCGGCCTTCACGGACCTGAGGTTGGCCTTGGCCGCCTTATAGGCGGCGACGGCCTCGTAGTGGGCTTTGTCGGTCCGCGCCAGCGCCGCGGTGCCCTTGATCCGCTTGGCCCCGGGCCGCTCGGCGGTGGCCCGTTTGACTCTTCCGGTGTTCCGGCTCTTCACCTTCCGGGTGCGGTCGCGTGCGGCCTTGGCGAGCTGCTCCTGTTTCTTCGCCTCGCGCAACGGGCCGAGATGGTTCTGCTTCATCGCGTCGAGTTTCTTCACGGCCTCGGCCCAGGTCGTCGCGCCGTCGTAGACGTCGCGCTGGTTGAAGGGGATCCGCTCCTCCGGCCGGGCGATGCCGAAGAGGTCCCCGTGAGGCATCAGGCGGGCACGGCGGCCCTTCCCGGCATGGAAGGCCGGGGCGTTCTCGGAGTCGGCCTTGACGGCTGCCACGGCCCTGTGGAAGGCGTCGCTGGAGAAGAGCTCCGGGTGCCGGTCCATGTAGTCGAGGGCCTTCAGGAGCCCTTTGTCGCCGGGGCCACGCTGACGCAGGAGGTCGGCACCGTGCTTGTCGCGGACGCCGTACTCGGCGACGGTCTGGAGGGCGACGTGCGATCCCCTCGGCGCCTTCGCCAGGGCGTGGGTGATGTCGGAGTCGTACTTGGCGTTGGCGACCCTCGCCGGGTTGTCGGCGCGCTGCTTGGTCTTCGCCGTCTTCTTCCGCTGGGCATGGCGCGCGGTGATCGCGAAGACCGGTTCCTCGACGCCTTTCGGCGAGTGGCGGACCTTCCGGTTCAGCGTGTCGCTCTTCCCTGCGATCTTCCGCCGTACGGCACCCGAGGCGGCTCGTGCGGCAGTGCGACCACGGGCGTAGGGCTTCAGTCGGGTGACCGCGGGGAGCGGCGTCAGGAGGCTGAGGCTGCCTTCCTTCCTCGCCGCCAGTTCGGCCTCCTTCGCGTTGCCCGAGAAGGTTTTGCCGACGATCTGCTCGACGCCCTTGGCCTCTTCCTTGGCCGTGTTGATCAGCGGGGCGGGGGTGCCCTTGAGCACAGAGTCGACCCCTGCGGCACCGAGGGCGACGGGGCCGGTGATCGCCGCCGGTAGGGCGCGGGCGGTGGTCTTGAAGGTTTCGACGGGGTGGTTCCAGATCGCCGCCGCCGATCCCTCGGCCGCCGCGCGGACACGCTTGCCGGGGTCGCCCGGGATCGTGCCGGTCGGGATCACCGCCGCGGCGGGGACGCCGGTCTTCAGCGGGTGGTGGACGACGGTCTTGCCCACCTGCTTCTCGGCAGCGTGGCGTCCCTGGGCAGTCTTGAGCTCGGGCGCGCGCTTGACGGTTTCCTTGGCCCGGCGGGGGGCCGACTTGATCGCGCGGACCTTCTTCGCGGGTGCCTTGGCCGCGGCCCTCGGCGCCCCCTTCACCTTGGCGACGACCTTCGACGCGCCCTTTTTGCCGAGCTGGGAAAGCGCGGCGTGGGCGGCGTGTTCGGCGACCTGGGTGGCGCCGGTCGTCTGGGCGACCTTGGCGGCGTCCGGGCCGAAGCCGATCCCCGGGAGAGCCCAGGCGTCCAGTTTCAGTTCCTTGTCGCTGGGGGCTGCGGTTTCCCCTGCGAGTATCCGGGCTGCGGTCGCCGGGACGGGGAAGGCGACCTGGCTCAGTTGCTTCGCCGTCGAGGCGGGATGCTCGACCTTGCTGAGCGCCACTTCGGCGGCGTTCTTGGCTTCGTCGGTGACGAACTTGGCGACCGCCTTGGCCGGGGCCGGAAGAGTGGTCGGCGTGGGCGCCTTCGTCGGGACCTTGTTCGTAAGCCCGCGGGCGTGGACCTTCCGGGTCGGTTCGCCCTTCCGGACCGTCACCTTCACCGGGGTGTTCCTCGGCCCTTCCGGGACACCGGGCTGGGGGACCCGACCCTGGTGTTCGGCTTCCCTCTGAGGGGGCGGGGGTGCTTCCGGGACGTGTCCCTGGTGCGCGGCTTCGCCCGACCCGGAGGGCTTCCGGACCTTCTTCTTCGGGACGAATTTGTCGACGTCGGTCGACACTAGCGGTGGCTGCCTCCCGGGCCTGCCGTGTTGGCGCCGGTTTCAGCTTCCTGCGCGGCTTTGGCTTCTGCCTGGCGGCCGAGTTTCTTCCGGAAGGTTTCGACGGCCCATGCCGCGGTCGTCGGGGCGATGCTGTATTCCGCGGTGAGAGCCGCTGCCCATTCGTGCCATTCCCGGGAGTTCTTCGGCTTCTTCGAGGAGGACTTGTAGAGGGTGTTCAACTGCACCCACGCTTCGTGACGATCTTCTTTCTTTTCCCCCGCCTTCTTTTCGCCCGGCCCCGTTTCGTTGTCGATCTTTTCCTGGTTCTGCCGGTTGGTGATCTTCGCCTGCTTTTCGGCGGCGGTTTCCTGCTTGTTTTCCCGGGCCGCCGCGGAGGCGGCGGTCGAGGCCGCGGTGGTCGCTTCCTTGGCCGCGGTGGCCGCGGCGGCCTTGCCTTCTCCCTTGGCCGTCAGATACTTTTTGGTGTCCAGCCCGTACGCTTTTTTCTGGATCAGGTAGCTGCGGTTTTTGTCCTGGAGTTCGCCGAGTTTGGTGGTGGCGTATTCCCCGCGCTGTTTCTTCAGTTCGGTGCGGTCTTTTTCGATTTTCTGGGTGGTTTTCGACTGCGCGGTCCTCGACGTCGCCCTCTGCTCCGCGCCGATGTCCCGCTGCTTTCCGAAGTAGGCGCCCTCGGTGGCGGCCCTGGTGGCCGCGGCGGCGCCGAGTGCCGAGCTCAGGTAGTTGCGCTGCGCCTGGGAGGCCGCACCGCGTTCGGCGGCCTGCGGGGAGTAGGTCTGACCACGGGCAGCGGCGGAGGCTGCGGCCTGGGAGTCGAGCGCGCTGGTATTGGCGTTGTCGGCGGCGGAGGAGGCGGTGATGTAGTTGGCGCCCTGCTGCGCGGCGGCGGCACTTCCGGCCGCGGTCGCGGCCTGGGAGCCTGCCACTTCTTTCAGGTATTCGTTCCACCACCCGCCGATGTCCTTGGTGCGTTTTTCGGAGGCCTGCTTTTCGGCGGTGATCGCACGTTCGGTGGGCCGGTACTGCTGCTGGGTGGCAGCGGTGGTTTCCTGGTGGACCTGTTTGTTACCAGGGACTTTCAGGTAGGCGTATTCGTTGCGGCCCTGTTTCGGCTGCGTCGCCTTGGCGCCGCTCTTCTTGCCCTTGTTGCCGTTCACCTTCGGGGGAGCCTTGACTGCCATCTATCTCGCCTTCTTCGCGCCGGAGACGCCGATCTTCGTGGTGGTCGTCTTGCCGCTCTTCGTCTTGACCTTGGCCTTCTTGGTGACCCCGCCCGCCTGTTCGGTGTAAGGGTTCGGGGTGCCACCACCACCGCCTCCTTCCCCGCCACCGCCGGAGAATTCTTCGGGTTCGAGTGCGGCCCTTTCGGAGGCTTCGAGTCGTTTCCAGCCCGCTTCGGCGATCTTTTCCCGCGACAGGTTTTCGGCCGCGGTGCCTTCTTCGCGGATCGTCGCGAGGGCTTTGCCGTAGGCCGAGCTGAGGTTGTTGTGTTCGAGGTCGCGGCTGTCACGGTTGTACCCTTGGGCGTTCTGGTTGGAGCCCGCGTAGAGCTGCCCCGAGGCGGCCGAGGCGTTCTGCGTCCCCCGGTTCGCGCGCTGGTAGCTCTGTTCGAGGAGGGCTGCCCTGGAGTACGGGTTGGTGGCGAAGTCGCTGTAGGGACCTTCGAGCCCGTATTCCTGTTCGGTGGCCGTTTTTTTGTAGCCGAGGTTGGCCTGGGTATCCGCGAGCTGTTTTTCCGCTCCGGCGGCGGTGAGTTCGTAGGCCGCGTTGAACGGCTGCGCGTTCGTCTGGGGCGCGGCAGGACCCGCGGAGATCGGGGCGATGGCCGCGTTCGCGGGCTTCGACTTCTGGAAGACGCTCCACTCTTTGTCGAACCCTTTGGGTTTGACCAGGCCCTGCGGCGTGTTGGGGTAGGCCCTGGCGCCACCGATCGCCGACTTCGGCTTCTGGGCGCTGGTCCCGCCGTTGGCGACGCGCGGGTGGTTGACGATCGCCTTGGCCATTGGTCTCCTAGGTGGGGTAGACGACGAAGTTGAAGGCCGTGTCAGCCGGGGCTTCACCGAAGCTCACACTGTTGACGACGAAGACTTTTTTGGCGATGCCGGTCGAGGCTCGCATCGCTCGGTTCTGTTCCGTGGAGAATGCGAAGATCAGACCGTTGGTCGCGAGTTCGACGGTCAGCGTGATTTTGTAGATCCCGGTCGCGGTTTTTTCGGCCGAGAAGCCAGAGCCCGCGCCGACCGTCCCGGCGACGGCGACATTCCCTGTGACCACAGGCTTGAAGCCGGTTGCGATGTTCTGGACCTGGATCGGGAACTGCATCGCGATCCTGTCGAAGTTCTGTTGGACCTCCGGATCGCGCACGATGGTTGGCAATTTCAGGGTCACAGTGGTAGCGTCCTTTGCATGAGAAAACTCTTGGTACTCGGAATCTGTCTAACGTTCGGTACTTTCGCCGGAGTGGCGCGGGCAGGGCCAGGTCCGGAACCGCAGCATCCGGTGCAGCGAGTGATCCAGCGGACCGGCCTGACGGTCTCCGGCTCGGTGCGGATGTGGGAAAGCAGGCCGATCGCGGGCACCGTCTTCGTGGCCCTGCGCGAAGAGGACGGCGGGGCTCTTCGGCAGACCGCGCTCGGTCGTTGCGGGGCCATGTACCTGGGCCGTGGGGTGGTCGCACGAGTGCGTCTGCTCGGATGCTCATCGGACGCCGCCAACCCGGTCAGGGTCAGCCTCGTCAGCTTCTCCGGGCCGCGCAGGCTCTCTGTCATCGTCAGCCGCGATCGACTGATCGGTTAGCCTCCGTCCTCGGGGGATGAGGGACTAGACAACCTCTGGGCGCTGCTGCCTCCATCGGGCAGCGCCCAGCCCCCTTTCTAGGTACCGAGCACAGCGACGGCCATCTTCCGTTCCTTGACGGTGATGGAGCCCGACGACGCTTTGAACCTCATACTGATCGAATAGGTCCCCGCCGCCACCGTGAATTCGATGACACCCAGCGTCATTCCGGTGGTCGGAAACGCACCCACTTCCGATTCGCCGCCTCCGGATGAAAGGGTGCCCCCCAGCGTCGCCAAGAACGTGAACGCGAGACCACCTTCGACCCCCCCGATGTGGGCTTCCATCACGGAGGTCCCGGGGAATTCACGGGCCTGGTTGCTCCCTATGAACAGCGTGGCGCGTCCCGCCCCTTTGACGGAGTTCTTCCATAGCGCCTGATAGTTGACGCGGAGAACTCCATTGGCCGGAACAATTACACCGGGGATTTCATCGGGGGTCGGAAGTGTTCCGAAGGCCGTATTTTCCCTCGTCTCTTCCGTGGCGATGACTTTCGGCGTGTACCACGTTCCCGAGACTCCCTGGGCGCTGGCTTCGAGCTTCGAGCGGGCGATGTTCGCGCCCGGCGCGATGTTTTCGTTGTCGAGGCCGCCGTTCACCACTTCGCGCAGGGCGACGTCGTTGGCTTCGACGTCGGACCATTCGTTGGCGCCGGTCTGGTTCAGTCTCGGGAGGGTTACTTTCGACATCTAGGCACCAATCGTTTCGGGTTTGCGGATCTCTCGCAGGTGGTGGTCGATGCGGTGGATCGACCATTCCTGGTTCAGGATCGTGTTGTTGAAGTAGACCGAGAAGACGGTCCCGCGCGTGGCGATCCTGCGCTCTGCCGGTACCAGGCCGCGGGGTTCGGCCCAGGTACCGCCGCCCCAGGTCGACCCTCCCCACTGCGTGGAACCGGCGACGGTGAAGTTGAACGTGTTCGATTTCCCGGTGCCCTGGCGGAAGTCGAAGCCCAGGCTCATGTTCACCATGCCAGAGCCCCACACCTTCGAGGAGCGGAGCGTCTTGACGTCGGGGCTGCCGAGGTCGAACCACCCCGACCGCCAGTAGGAGCTGATCGCGGCCCCGACGTCGTTCGTCGAGGTAAGGTTGTGGCGGCCGATCTTGTTTTCCCCCGAGGAGTAGCCGAAGACGAGCTCTTCGATCCCCGCCGCCACCCGGAAGTTGGTCATCACCGAGGCCGGGATGTCGTAGAGCGACCACCACTCGAAGGTCGGGTCGTAGACCAGTATCCGGTTGTTCACCGTGCTCGGTAACGACGTGTAGGCCAGGTAGACCCTGTCCCCGTAGACGCCCATCGCGCAGTTCAGGAGGTTGATGTTGGAGAGGACTCCTCCCGTGTAAAAGGCCGAGGGGGCGCCTTCGAAGATCGGTTCGACCAGGTCGGAGATCAGTACCGGCTCCTGGCCCGTGGTCCGGTAGACGCCCCCGCGGCCGAGGAAGTAGACACCCGTGCGGTGGGCGACGATCGCGCGTGGTGAGATGCACCCGGCACCGGCTTCGACCGTGCGGTAGTTGAAGAGCGGGTTGCCTTTGGCGTCGGTCGAGTTGCCGTAGAAGACGAAGAACTTCGTTTCCTTGAAGATGAACAGGAGCTCGCGCCAGGTGATCACCCCGGTGATCGGCTCGCCGTCGCCGGGACTCAGGATGAGGCTGTTGGCGGGGTTGGTTTCCGTCCCGGCGGTCTTCCATTCCTCGGGTAGGCCGGGCTCCGACCAGTAGACGTGCGACGGCGACGATGCCGATCCCGCAGGGCCTCCGTTCGTCGTGCTGAAGCCGGTCGCGACCATCCGGTTGTCCGGCGTCTGGATCGACAGGTAGCGGGCCTTCGGCATCGCTTTCGCGGCTTCGCCGTTCACCGTCGCGGTCGGCGAGGTCCATTCGGTCCCGTTCCACTTCTGGGTGGTGTCGAGCCCGTTGCCCGCATAGGCGGCTTCGGCGGTGGGGGCGCTGAACCGGCAGAAGCTCCACGGTCCGCCCTGAAGCCCGGTTTTCGAGGCTTTCACCGTGCCCGATGCTTCGAGGCCCTCCAGGCGCGTCCCACAGCCGGCCAGGAGCTGCCTGGTGCCGCTCGCCGTGTAGAACGGTTCGAGGGAGTCGACCCGGTTGGTCAGGGCCGCGGTCAGGGCTTCGTACCCCGGCCGTTGGGTGATCGCGCCCCGGTCGGAGTAGAGGACGTTCAGGGCGTCGATGCACTCTTCGGGGGAGACGGCGTCCGGCTTGGCCTGGAGGTTCAGGCCTTTGCCGAAGGACTCGAAGGGGTAGCTGGTGTAGCCCGGCATCTAGAGCACGTAGGGGTCGAGGATGGCGACGTATCCGTCGGGACCGTCGCGGAGCTTTTCCATCAGTGCGCTGGTCATCTTCTGGAGTCGTTCGGTGAATTTGGTGTTGGCGTTCTGGGCCAGTTCGTAGTCGTCACTGTCCTCGTAGGCCCTGGCGACGGCGCCGTCGATGATCAGCGAGTGGAAGCGTTCCGGGATGACCGGGATCCCTGCGCCGGCCAGCCTGACGGGGGTCCGGTAGTAACGCGCCGTGAGGATGTCGGTCGTGTTGGCGGGGAAGACTTCGATTTCGGCTTCGCCGTCGATGAAGTAGAAGAGCGGCGGCCCCGGGGTGGTGAATTTGACCGTGAAGTCGTCGGTCAGGTTCCGCCGGTCGATCGCGACCAGCTTCCGTTCGGAGGTCGTGTCGATCACGTACTCCAGGGAACGCATCGAGGAGATGACCAGGGGCGCGGTGCCGCTGACTTCTTCGGCCAGGAACGGCCAGTCCTCCGCTTCGCAGATGTCGACCTGGTAGCTGGCGTTCAGATACTGAAGGGCCTTTTCGTTCGACATGTAGTCGAAGCCACGCCCGAGGAATTCCGCGGTCAGTTCTTCGGTGTTGATGGCGCACCCCCTCGGTCCCAGAGTCGTCTGTGCATCCCCCGGTCACCGGGGATCCGGCGGCCGGTCTTCAGGTCGGCGGCGAGTTCGTCGCGCCGCTGCTCGGTCTCCAGGGCCTTCTTCCGGTCGCGCTCCCGCTTTTCACGGTGGGGGCGGTCGAAGGTCGCGGCCCTGACGTCGGCCTTGCGCATGTCCCTGGACGCGTATTCGTGGAGGATCCCCGAGTCGGGTTCCCTGTACTTGCCCTCCGGCGTCTCGATCGGGGTGAACGTCGGCAGGAGCGTCGCCCCTTTGTTGCGGACGTGCCAGCGCCCCGGCGCCGCCCCCGGCGGCAGGCTCTCGGGGGCGGCGTCGTGACGGACGAAGACCAGGTCCAGGTCGGGGTCCAGCGCCTTCAGGGCGGTGGATATGGCCAGTCCCGCCCTCGCCTGGCGATCGTTGTACTCCTCGGCCTCGACACGGGCCTTGACCTCCGGAGGCACCAACCCATACCGGTCTTCCATCAGTTGCCGTAGGCCTCGACCTGGACCACGACGGTGGCGGTCGCCACACCCGCGGCGAGTTCGGCGGCGGTTTTGCCGTTGGTCAGTTTCAGCTTCCCCGTCGCCGGGACATAGCTCGCACTCGTCACCGGGGTGGCTTCCACGCCGTTGGAGGCGAGGACGTTGCAGTCGGCGTACTCGACGGCGTTCAGCCCCAACTGGGCGGGGGTGAGGAGTTCGCCTTCCGAGACGTAGACGGTGGAGCAGGTGACTTTGTTGACGGTCTTCTTCTGGTTGCCGACGATCCGGTAAGGGACCGGTAGCGCATTGACGACGGTGACCGGCATTGCGGTCTCCTTTCAGATGAGGACCCGGCGGGGGTTCGTCTCCCCGCCGGGTCTTGCTCGGTGGCTTAGGTGAGCGCCGAGAAGCGGTACAGGTCGTTACGCCGGTTGGCCGCCAGGTTGGCGCGGTAGGTGAGCTTCCCCACGTACGCGTCGAACCCCTGCGCCCAGGAGAGCATGTTGCCCCCGGTGATGGCGTTCTGCCAGTACGGATCTTTCATCGCGACCATGAACAGGTGCTCGAAGTGGCCCATGTAGAGATCTTCGTCCCAGCAATCGGGATCGCCGAAGATTTCCATCCCGTTCCACTTCGCCGATTCATCCCCACCGGCATTGAGGCCGCCGTCGGAGTTGTAGCGGACCTGCTGCTCCAGCAGTTCGTAGAAGCGCCGCTGCTGCTTCAACCCCGTGAGGAAGAAGTTCGGGGTCTTACCCTGACGCTGGCGGATCTTCTGCTGGGCCTGGAGGAGCGCCGCGATCGTCAACTGGGTCGTGGTCGAGTTGACCGTCGCGGCCCAGACCGGCGAGGTGGCGGCGGTGAGGCCGCCGAGTTCGTTCGCCGAGACGATGTTGCGGAGACCGTTCATCTCGTTCGAGGCGGTGCCGACCCGGCCACCGACGTTCGAGACGAACGACGTCGCGGACTCCGTGGTGACCGCGCCCGACGCCACCGTGAAGGCGACGTTGGCTTCGTCCACCGCGGTGACTTCGGTTTTGGTCACGACGGATTCCGCCGAGGCGGTCGTACCCACCATCACCTGCTGACCTTCGTAGATCCAGCCGCGTTCGATGGCGTTCAGGCCTTCGATCAGGTTCAGGTCGACGTTGTTGGAGGACGACGTACGGCAGGCGGTGATCAGCGCGTTGCCACCCATGTAGGACTGCCGGGTGAGCTGGCGGTTCATGTCGTTGATCGCGCCCTGGATTTCGACGTCGACGGCTTCGACGATCGCGTTGGCGTCGCCTTTGGTGCCGTCGATCGCCTCACCCTGGATTTCCACCTGCTGGTGGTGGTTCTTGTATTTGAATCCCGCTTTGCGGAATCCCTGCTGGCCCGCTTTGTTCAGCGCGCCGCCGCCTTCGGGGAGGTTGGTGAAACCGCCGTTGCGCCGGTCGTGGAGGACCACGCGGGCTTCTTCACCGATCGTGTACTGATCGGTTTTCTTGATTTTTTCCCAGAAACGATTTTCCTGGTAGAGCTGCTCAACTACTTTTTTCGGCGCGTAGACGCGCTCCAGCGTCGGTTCGAGCGACGCAAGGGTACCGGCCATGATGGGCTCCTGTGGGGTTTAGGACTCCATCCGGGACGCCAGGTCTTCAGCCATGAATTTCCGGCGTTGTGCCCCGTCTTTGAAGTCGATCTTCTGTTCGCCCGCTGAGCCGAGGGGTGCGGCAGGAGTTTTCTTCGAGGCCAGGTACTGGGTCCCGGCTTCTTTCCTGATCTCCTTGATGGCGTCGAATGCGCCCTTCAGGTTCGGTTCCCCGGACTGGGGATCGCGATCAGAGAGTGCGTTGGTGACGACGAACTGGAGCTCGGGATCGGTGAGCTTGACGCCCTCCGAGCTTTCGAGCTCCGTCAGCGTGGAGTCGATGAAGGATTCCTCCTTCGCCGCCCACTGTGACTCTTCCGCGGCCTGGTCGCGTTCTGCGATGGCCTGTTCGAGCCGGTCGATCCGCTCATCGGGATCAACCCAGTCGTCCTGCGCCTCTTCTTCCTGCTCCAGCTCGACTTCTACGCCGAGCTGGCGAAGGGCCTGGGCCTGTGCATCCGGGCCTTGGTGTCCTTCCGCTGCGGTGAGCAACTGGTTCCTGCGGTCGAACTCCGGCCGCAGGTCGTTGTAGCGCTGCTCCCAATTATCGGTGTTGGCGGGTGCTTCTGCCTCGGTCTCCTCGACCTCGGCGACGGGCGTGTCCTGATCAACCTCAGGGGCCTCTACTGCCTCATCGGGCATGGTTCTCCTTGCTTCGCCGGGGCGCCGTGGCGCGTGTCCGGAATGTGTAAGGGGCCGTTTCCGGGTGTCCCTCGGGTAAGTTCTGTGTCGGTCGCGCGCCTGCCTCTACGCGTCCCAACCTCGGTCGGGGACGTGCGGGGTCAACCCGCTCGGGTCGCGCGGCCTATTCTTTGTTCAGCGGCGCCTGGTCGGGGAGCGGCGGCGGCCCTTGGGGCTTCGCGGCGTTGTTCATCCCCAGCGATTCGGCGGTCTGCGCCTGGGCTTCGGCGGCTTCGGCGTTCTTCCTGGCTTCGATCTGAAGCAAGGCGTCGTAGTAGGTATTGGCGGCCTCTTGGGACGGGGGATCCAGATCGTCGTACTCTGGCGTTTTCATCCAATCCGAGAAGACGTCTTTCTGGACGGGCACCGAGTCGAAGGGGCGCGGCATCCAGCCGGGGACGAATTCGTTCGGCGCTCCGGTTTCCTGGTTGATCCCCGGGTCCTCGCCGAAGAACGGACGGCGTTCGGAGCTCGCGAAGAGCACTTCCGGGCCTTCGATGATCTTCTGGATGATCAGGTTGGCGCGGGCGATGTCGCGTTCGTAGGAGTCGACCAGGTTTTCCGCGGTCCCGGCGTTGATCGCCGCCATCGCCGCGTGGGGGGAGATCCAGCCCCGTTCGGCGAAGCCGACGATCTTCGCTTCGATCGCCTGTCCGGACATCGCTTCGAGCGAGCCCGGCTGCACCCGGACGTCGACCTCGCCGATCAGTTCGGCGCCGAGGAAGCCCTGGAGCGGCCAGATCCCGCGCTCACCCCTGACCTTCAGCACCCTGGGCTCGGTGTAGTGGCGCTGGACCAGGTAGAGCGAGTGCCGCATCAGGCGGGAGTGGAACTGCGCGAGGTTTTCGAGGAAGTTGGCTTTGCGGGCGTTTTCCTGTTCGACCAGGGCCTGGAGCCCCTTGCCGGATTCCACCCCTGAGGTGTCGAAGGAGCCCGCGATCCGGAGCATGTCGGCGACCGCTTCTTCCTTCTGGCGGAAGAGCTCGGTCGGGGTCTGCGGGGTGGGGCGCCAGAGCATTTCCCCGGTGCCGACCGCGTTGTAGACCGCCCCCGGCTCATCGGTCAGTTTCTGCTTCAACTGGCCGTTCTGGATGATGATCTGTGGGTTCAGCGCGAGGGCCGCCCATTCGGTGATCTTGTTGTTGCAGTAGTTCACCGTGCGCTGGGCGTCGATCAGGTGACGGACCAGGCCCGAGTCGCGGTCGTTCTCGGGGTCCATCGAGTAGGTCAGCTTGTGCAGGACCGGCTCGTCGCAGACCCGGCCGTCGCCGTCCACGCAGGGGTAGGGGCGCTCGGAGACGATCACCCTCCCGTTGGCGACGGTGACCCAGCGGCCTTTCTGGTTCTTCGGGGTCGGCCGCTCCAGGTAGTCGGTGACCAGGACCAGCTTCTCCTGGGGGTTGACCTTGTCGGTTTCGGCGTACTGGGCGTCAGGGGTGAGTTTTCCCCCCAGGTAGCCTTCGAGTTCCATCGTCTGGGGGATGTCCCTCGCCTGTTCGATCGCGTGCCAGCGGGATTCCTCGAAGGGCAGGCCGGGTTCCCAATAGACTTCGTTCGGCCCGAAGGTGCGGACCTTGATCTCACCCTGGCCCAGTACGTTGCCCTCTTCGTCGGCCTGGAGGAACGGCCCTACGGTGTTGTCGAAGTAGGGCCATGCGAAGCCTTCATCGGCGATGATCGCGTAGCGCAGGACGCGCTCGGTCACCTTGCGGAGGTCCCACTTGTCGTAGCCGTAGTAGGCGACCTTGCGGGCGACCCCGGCCGCCGACTCCCTGGAGGGTTCGGCGCTCGACGGGGCGATGTCGTAGCCCGGCACCTTCTGGAGCAGGGAGGCGACTTCGGCCTCGACGATGTCGAAGATGAAGTTGCGGGTCTGGCGGACCCTGTGCCTGGGCTTGCCCCGGTCACCGATCGGCGAGTAGGTGGTGTTCTGTTCTTTGAGGACGTTCTGGGCGTCGACCCACTTGTACTGTGCGCCCCTCGCGAAGGCCAGGCACTCGTTCCGTTTCGGCGCCCCTTCGCGCATCGCGGTTTTGCCGCGTTTCATCCTCTCCTCGATCGCCGGGGAGATCGTCTGCGGTTCGGCGCTGATCAGTTCCTTGGCCTTTTCGACGGCCGACGCGACTACGGCCATTCAGGTGCCTCTTCCTGGGATTTCAGGAACGCGTCGTCGTCGTCGAAGGGGACGTGCTGGAGTGGCGGCGGCCCTTGCTGCATATGGGGGTCCATGAAGGGCGCGGCCTCGGGGACCTGGATCCGGTTGTTCAGGTCCCGCCGCTCGGCGACCCACGCAGCCCGCTCCTGGGCCTGGTGCTCGGTCATGTGACCCAGGGCGCGGTCGAAGAACACACGGCCGAAGGCGTACCCCGCGAGGAAGCCGGTCAGTGCGAGGACGAGGCAGAGGAAGATCATTGGTTCACGATCCTGTTGAAGGGGCCGAGGGGGAGAGGGGAGCGGCCGGAGACCGGGGTTCCTTCTTCGAGGAGAGCCCAGCCGAAGTTGGCCGCACGTCCTTCGGTCCCGGCCAGCCCTTCGGGGAAGAAGAAGATCGCCGGTTTGAGGGAGGAACTGGGAGCGGTCCCCGTCCTTGAGAGGATTTCGGTCCAGGTCCCCGCGTGCTTGCGCCATGCCGTCAGGGCGCCCGCGGGGTGCCATGAGAGACCGAAGGAGTCGGCGGCTTCATACGCGATTTCGGACTGTTCCCCGGAGGCGGCGCCGAAGAGCGTGCATCTGCATTTCCCGGACGCCGTCTTGACGATCGCGAGCCCGGCCCTCTGGGCTTCCCCGCTGACCCCGAACTGCATTTCGAGTGACTGCCCGGTGAGAGGGATGACCGGGACTTCGAACATCAGGAGGCCCCCGGTTCCGCCGAAGGCTTTGGCGGTTTTCAGCTTTGCGCCCGCATTGACTTTTTCCGCCGTCATCGTCCAGCCGGTCGCGGTCGCCTGGCCGGTGTTGGTCGTGCCACCCGATTCCCATTCGGCTGCCAGGGGGTTTTCGGTGCGCTCCAGGGTGTCGAAGACGGCAAGCGATTCGAGTTGTTCCTTGATGGTTCTTGCCACGGGTTCGAGATCCCCTTGCGTGGTAGCGATCGAGTTCGTGTCGAAGTAGAGGGAGAACGGTTCCCATTCGCCTTTCTTGCGGTAGACCGTGCTCATCCACTGATTCCAACCCTGCGCGCCGTCGTTGACCCCCGCCTGAAGGGTTTCGTATTCGAGTTTCGTCGTGTCGGTGTTGGCCGGGGTGCTCGTTTCGCCTTCCTTCCAGAAGGTGAGCTGTTCGCCGTCCAGCCACATTTCCACCCATCCGGCGGTGGCGACCTTCGCCTTCACTTGCAGCTCGTACCAATGGTCGGTGACGACTTTGCGTCGCCAGGGGCTGTCGAAGGCGTAATTGCCGTTGCGGCGGAACTGGAGCCAGTTGGTCCCTTCGTTGTTCCAGTCCTCAAGTTTGATTCCGAGCGGCGTACCGGTTTCGAAGGGGGGCGCGAAGAGCTGCATGATCTGGAGAAAGCCGCCCCCCGCATTCGTGACCGCCGGAGGGCCGCCGTTGGCGAGGCTCGGGACCATGAAGCGCTGGAGGAGCCACACTTCTTTTTCTTTCGGGATCGCCGCGCCCGAGGAGAGTTGGATGCGGGCGTCTTCTGATGGAGGGGCGAGCGTGGTGTCCTCTTTGTGGAGTTCGCACCTGATGACCGAGCCGTGCCCCCCGGCGGGGTCGGCGGCTTCGGTCACATGCCCGGCGACGAAGAGGGTCTGCGGACCGGCGAACTTGCCGATCGTCGTCCCCTTGAAGAGGTTGGCCACCCCCTAGATCTCCGAGAAGGAGATATTTCCTTCCCCTGAGGTCGTGATGCAGGAGATCACACCGTTGTATCCCTGGATGAAGACCGCGCCTGATTCTTTTTTCAGCCAGATGCCTTCGCCCGCCACGGCCGTGGTCCCCAGCGCCAGCCAGACTTCGTTGGCGGAGGGATTGAAGACGTAGACCCCGATCCGGTTCCCGTTGGTGGTCAGGAGTTCCTGGCTGGTCGCTTTGGCTTCTTTCTTCCCCTTCGGATTCTTCGCTTCCGAGGAGCAGGCGAACTGGTGACCCATCGTGATGAATTCAGCGGGCATCTTGGACCGCCTCGATCAGTTCTTCCTTGTCGAACTTCGAGTAGCCCTCCAGGCCCAGCTCCTTCGCCTTGTCGCGGAGCTCCAGGACCGTCCAGGTCGTGTAGTCGGTGCCTTCGGGGGCCTCTTCGCCTTCTTCTTCTTCGACTTCGGAGGCCGGGGAGTTGGTCGGGATGTCGGTGTAGGCGACCGAGTAGTTGGTCCCTTCGAGCGCGAAGAGGATCACCGGGACGTCCCCCGGCTGCACCGGGGTTCCCGGGTACACGCTCTGGGTGACCACGGGGTTGTCCCCGCCGCCTTCCCTGGCGACGATCAGGGCGCCGACCGAGACGCTGACCTCGTGGACCGGGCGGTCGATGACCCGGGAGTCGCCTTTGTTCATCGTGTCCATCTACGCCACCGCCTTCAGTGCTTTGTCGGCCTCGACGTAGGCCCGCAGTTTCTCGTTTTCCTCGCGCAGTTCGATGACCGTCGCCTGGAGCTTTCGGATCTCCTTCAACCCTGGTCCTTTCGGGACCATTTCGAGGACGTCGCGGGCCAGGGATTCGACGTACTTCACCGAGAGGTAGCCGTAGGGGCGGATCCAGGGCGCGACGAGGCCGAGGTCGATCCACGGCCCGTCGATGTCCTGGGAGAAGAGGCACTGGCCGGGCGGCATCGGTGCCACGTCGACGATTCGGGGGTCCATAAATCTCCTAGCTGTAGGCCCCGAAGGGGGCGACTTCGACCGGGAAGCGTTTGCGTTCCTCGGAGTACTGCTCCTGGAAGTTCGGTTCGAAGGCGGTCTGCTGGAGTCCGTCGTCGGGGATGTGCCAGGCCCGGGACATCACCGCGTAGCGCAGGCTGTCGACCAGGTGGTCGTCCATCTTGATCGCGGCGAATTCGTCCTTGGAGTGTGGGTCTCTCCGGTAGCGGCCGATCTCCCAGATCAGGTTCGGGCAGTCCTCGGAGATCGTCAGGGTCGGGTGTGGTTCCCCGTCCTTGGTGTGGGCCTGGAAGCGGCGCTTCAGCTCGAGGATTCCTGCGGGTCTGTCGTTCTGGCCCCACTGGCAGTAGATCCCCTCGCGGGCGTAGGCGGCTTCGAGGGAGTCGGCGTTGATCCCCGACCGGTTCCTGGAGGAAGGGTCGATGACGTAGACCGGTTCCTTGATCCCGAAGGTCTGGTTCTTCAGCTTGATCGCCCTGGCGATGTTCGGGACGACGGTCTCCTTCGGGTAGAACTCGGCGAAGGTGACCGCGGCGTTGTCGTTGTCGAAGGCGGTCCAGGTGACGCCCGTGCGGCGGAGGCCGGGGTCGATCCCGACCACGACTTCCTGGTCCTTCAGCTTCGCCAGGTCGGGCTTCGTGACGACGTGCAGGGAGTCTTTGAACTCGTCGAAGAAGAGGCCGCCGAAGTGGACGAATTCACCGGATTTCCTGGCCCGGCGCTCCTCGTCGGTCAGCTCTCCGAGGAAGTCTTCGATCGCCTCCTGGGAGTTCCAGGGGTTGTCTTCGATGTCGGCCTGGACGACGGTGATCTGGGGCTCGTTGCGGCGCTCCCAGATGTCCTCGTAGACCCACGAGTAGCCGAGCAACGGGGTCATCCCGATGATCTCGTCGCCGTTGGTGGAGACCAGCCTGGCCCTCGCCTCCGAGCGGAGGAGCTTGCCGTCCTCGCTGTTGGGCTCCTCGTCCCAGTGGATGCGGTGGACCTCGGCCGAGGCCCAGGCGTCCAGATCCTGATCGTAAGTCTTAAATGAGATCGTCGAACCGTTCGCCAACCGCAGGATCGGGACCGGCTGGCGGCGGTAGCTCTTGTCGAAGGACTGGTCCGTCAACTGCTCTTTGGGCATGAACTTCCGCAGCAGTGGAAGGATCGTGTCTTCGTGCTTGGCGAACTTCGGCGCCCCGATCCAGACGTGGAAGGGGGGTTCCCACTTCTTGTACGGGAGCAGGTGAGGGGGAAGTGCGTCGCGGTCGACGGCCTGGATGATGTCGTCGACCACGCACGCGACGGTCTTGCCCGAGCGGTTGCCCGCGATGAAGGCCTTGATCTTCGTCCCGGCGGCGTGGAAGAGCAGTTGCTTCTGGTGGACGCGCTGGAGGTCAGGGTGGTTGTAGCCCTGGAGCGGGTTCGTCTTGACGATCGACAGGAGCTCTTCGTAGAGCGCCTTCAGGCGGGGGTTCTTCTCGACCTCGCCGGGAACCGCGAAGTCGGTCACCTAGACCACCGGGGAGCCGTATTTCTGTTCCAGCGAGGTCATCGTCGGGCGGCCGGACGATTTCTTTTCCGGCGCCTCGATCACACCCAGGGCCTTCAGTTTCTTCGTCGTCCGGTTGACCTGCTGGGAGATCGTCAACGGGCGCTTCGAGAAGCCGACCTCCTTCTGATGGGTGCCCGCACCCGAGTCGACGGTCGCGGTCGTGCCGGTGGGGGAGATCGTCATCCCCGGGAATTCGGAGCCGGTCGAGCCGCCGCTACTCCCACCCGGGCCGAGGTTCAGGATCCCGAGCTGGCGCGCCTGCTTCTTCCCGAGCCCGGGGACGTGGCCGACGTTGAACGCACCACCACTGTCACCTGAGGCGACCTCCGAGTCGCCGACCGATTTCGGGAAGAATCCTGCGCCGCCGCCGGGGTTCGATTCCGACGTCCCCCAGTATTCCTTGCGGGCGGGGACGTAGGCGAAGGTGTGGACCGAGTTGTAGAAGACGGTGATCGCGCCGGGGCCGGGGGCGAGCGCCTGGCCCATGTCACCCGAGACCAGCGGGGTCTTCAGGTCGCCGACCGAGTGGAGCATCGCGGAGATCGCGCCCGAGCAGTCGAAGCCGGGACCGGGTCCGCCTACTGGTTCCCCGGCGTTCGGGCCGTGGCCGCCGCCCCACTGGTATTCGTAGCCCTTCTTGCCGATCTGGCTCATCGCCGAGAGCGCCGACTTGTATTTCTTGACCACCTTCGGGGGTGGCTTCCCGGGGTTCGCCTTGGTCGCGATCCCGAGTTTCGAGGCCTTGGCTTCGACCGCCTTCAGCTTCGCCGTGACCTTCGGGTTCGTCTTGCCCTTGTTGAACTGGTGGAGAAGGTCGCGGGCTTCGGCTTCATGGGTGGAGTAGGTCGTGTCGGCCGGGTAGGCGGACTGCTGGACCGTCTGGCTCAGCTCACCCGGGGTTTCCCCACCACCCCCCGGGATGGCCGGATCGGATTTCGCCTCGCGGTAGAATTCCTTCGCCGACTTCTTCACGTTCATGCGGCCGGTGTAGTAGGCGCCCAGCTCCTCGCGCCAGCCCGCGGCGTCTTCCCCGGTGGTGTTTTCTCCGGGGCGGAGGTTCTTGAAGCCGGTCTCCTGGAGCCCGGTGTTCAGCGCTGCGAGCTTTTCCTTGCGGGAGGCGCCTTCGCGCTGGCCGACCTTGAGGACGGTCTTCGCGATCTTCGCCTGCGAGGGCGTCGAGACGATCGCCGAGCGGAGCTGCCCGGTCCCTTTCGATTTCGAGCGGAGCGCCTTCAACTGGCGCTTCACATTCTTGACGGCGCGGGGGTGCTGTTGCGCCGGAGTCTTGACGTTCGCCCTGGGGGGGACGTAGACCTTCGAGCGCACCTGCTTCAACGCGACGGCTTCCGGGGTTCCGGCTGCCTTGAGGTCGTGGACCCTCGTCGCGAAGCCGAAGACGGAGACCGGTTCCTTTTTGGTCGGCTTGGCGGTCGGCTTGGTGGTCTTCGGAAGTTCGGGGCCTTTGGCCTTGACCGGCTTCGGGGTGGTGACTTCCTTCAGGACCGCCCGCTGGATCCGTTTCACCCGCTGCCTGGAGGCCTGTGCCCTGGCCTTCTGCCTGCTCGCCGCGGCCACCGCCTTGGGACTCGGGCCGAAGTTCTGGGTGGAGACGGCCCCGGTGGAGCTGACGGTGACGGTGGGGGTGTTGGCTGCGGTGGGTTCGACCGAGCCCGCGGCCTTGTTGCCACCACCACCCTTCTGGGCCGCGGGCCGGCCCCCACCGCTGGACCCGGGGATCGCGGTGGTCGGACGTCGGTTTCCCTTCGACGGGCCGAACGTCCGGGTTGCCAAGGGCTAGTACCAGATTTTCCCGCGGCCGGACCTCTTGACGCCCTGGTCGTGTGCTTTGGCCTTTGCGCCTTCTTCGGCCCAGCCTTTTTTCGTGTTCGGGAAGTTGCCGCCGCCGAGCCCTTCGTGGCTGGCGTTGCCGGGATTGGTCATCCGTTGCTGGCGTTCGATGGCGCTGCCGATGATCTTTTTGCGGTTGGCCTTCGACGGGCCTCCGGTGCGAGTGGTGGGCATGGTGCTCCTCATTTGAATTTGGACAAGGTCTCGGCGAGCCGGGCACGTTGGCCGAGCTTGCCGCCGCTTTTCGCCGCCTGCCGGAGCAGGTACGGCGGGATCTTCTGGGACTGTGGTACTCCCAGCTCGCGGTGGAGAGCGCCGGGCTTCTTGATGGCGCCGCCGATCCAATTGGCCACGGCACGCTCCTTTCGGTCGCCGCTGCACGACACCGGAGTGATCCGATATGTTGCAGCGCGTCAATGCATCTGCGAAAGGCGGGGGTTGAACGAATGGAGCTGAACTGGGAGGCGGTCGCGAGGGCGACCGCGCATCCCACCAAGGTGGTGATCCTGGAGAGGATGGCCGTGGTCGGCGGGGATCTGTCGCCTGCGGAGATCGCCAGGGCGGTAGGAGGCGACGTGGGGCACGTCGGGTACCACATGAGAGCGCTGGCCGAAGGCGGCTTCGTGACCCTGACCCGGACCGGTCAGGTCAGGGGTGCCATCGAGCACTTCTACAAACTGACGAAGAAGGCGAAACTGACGAGAAGGGCGGGGATGGCGTGAAGCTGGATTGGGAGAAGGTCGCGAAGGCGAAGCTGCACCCCACGCAGGTGTACCTGTTGGGACGACTTGCGAAAGGCGGCTCGGTCTCCCCGGTGGTGGTCAGTAGGGACATCGGGAAGAGCCTGGGGACCGTCAGCTACCACATGAAGGCACTGTCGGACGCGGGCCTGGTCACCCTGGTGGATACCAAGGCGCGCCGGGGGGCGGTCGAGCACTTCTACGAGATCGCGAAGGCGGCGATGAGGTAGTTACCGGCTGAGCCGGTGGAGGGCGATCGCCATCGCGGCCCTCATCGGCTCGCCCTCGGTGTTGTGGATCTCCAGGGCGAGCTCGTCGACTTCCTCGGTCGTCGGCAGCCGGGCGCCGGGGTCCTTGGCGATCGCGGCCATCTGGTCGATGAACTCGCGGCCGACCGTGACGGGTTCCCGCGGGGCGCCGACGATCTCCGCGGCTTCTTCTTCGGCCTGGGCTTTCTGGTCGCCGATCGAGCCGAGCGTTTCCAGGCTGACCCCCTGAAGTGCGAGGTCCCGGAGGAATGCGCCGACCTTTTTCCCGTTCTTGTCGGCCCGCTTCTGGATCGCGGCCTTCTCCTCGGGGGTGACGCGGATCTGGATGACGGTGGTCTTGTTCACAGGAGCTCCCCCGGATGGACGCCGAGACCCCTGGCGATCTTCCTCAGGGTGGACACCTTCGGGCTTTTCTTGCCGTTCTCGATGTCGCAGAGGTTGCCGAAGCCGACGTCGGCTTCTCGTCCGAGGTCCCGGAGGCTCATCCCGCGCCCGACGCGTACCCGCTTGATCTCGGCGCCGACGTCTTCGGCGCTCATCGTTCCCTCAGCTTCATCACGGCGATGCCGAGGCAGATCCCGTAGGCCGCCGACCACTGGTCGAGGTTGTCGGGGATCGACGTCGGGCCGGGCTCCGGGTAGTGGAAGTTCGAGGATTTGAGGAAGTCGCCGACGGCGTTGACCTCAAGGCCAAGTCGCTCCGTCGCCTCCTTCGCGCTGCCGCCCTTCATCATCAGGTCGCTGTCGGCGGCCTCGTGCAGATCGTTCGCGGTGATCAGGTCAGTCAAGGGACTCGACCAGTTCCCGGCCCGGCAGCTTGTGCAGGATGCTGTAGCTGTAGGTCGAGCCGACGATCTCTTCGACCGAGGAGACGTCGGGGATCTCCACGCCGAAATAGGAGTTCTGGGGGTCGTTCAGGGTGGCGTCGACGACGTAGCCGTCGTCATCGACGTTCCAGGCATGGTGGATCAGCAACGGGATCGTCGGCAGGGTGACGAAGCCCTCGACGTAGTTGAACTCATCGGCGAGGCGCATCGCGTTCTGGAAGCAGTTCTTCGGAGGCCCTTCCTCCACAGCCGCGGGACGCGGGCGAAATTCGAACTCCCTGCCGTAGTCGAGGATCCAGGTCTCGGTCATCGGGTGCCCATTCAGCTTCCCGAAGTTCTCGGCGTAGAGACGGCAGAGATCCTTCGCGGTCGGGCTTCCGACGATGTCAGCCATCCTCGGCCTCGCGGATCTCTTCCCGCTTGATGATCCAGGCTCCGGGGGCAAGCTCCTTCGCCTTCGCCAGGGCGCCCTCCACGGCCTTGCGGATGCCGGGATTCTCAACGCCCCGGGCGGCTGATTCGACGTAGTCGGCGAGGAGTTTCACCGCGACCAGGGCGTCTTCGAAGGCTTTCGTCTCCCGTTCGCCTGCTTCGAGCAACGACCGATACTCGGCCTCGGCGGCGGCCTTCTTCCACTCCGGGACGTAGGGGACGACCTCGTAGCGCTTCGGGAGGGACGTCGTGGCCTCAGGCGCCCAGAAGAGCACCTGGCCGTTGCGGACGACCGCGTAGACGACCGGCGGCCCGGGCGGCTTTTTGAACTTAGGCATCCCGTTCCGCTTTCCATTTCTCACGGAAGTCGGCGACCTCGTCGAAGGGGATCAGCTTCCCCTTCTCCCGCTCCTCGACGATCTGCCGGGCGCGGTAGCCGATCTCGAAGGCGGCCATGAACTTCGCCCCGGGGGAGCGCCCGACGTCCGCGAGGACCGCGGCGATGGCCTTGAAGGTCTCAAGGTCCATCCCGGTCTCGTCGAGCAGGCCCTGGGCGTCGTGGCGCTCCTGGGCTTCGAGGATGAGGCGGCCTGTTTCCTCGGCGTCCATCAGCGTCCCGCACCGAGTTTCAGTGCCTCGCGGGCGATCCTGGCCGATCTCGATCGTGGGCCTTTTGCGATCTGCTCCAGGGCGGCCTTGTAGATCTCCACCTGCTGTTGGCGCGCGGCGAGTCGCTTTTCCAGCGCGTAGATCAGCTCGGTCTGGTCAGCCATCGGGACCCACGATCCCCGGCCTGCCGGGCTGTGGTTCGTCGTCGATCGGGGCGATGGCCGCGGACCTGGCCCAGACCTTGTGCAGGATCGCCGCCTCGACCGCGCCTTGTTCGATCCTCTTCGCCGTGGCCCGGTCGACGTGCCCCTCGATGAAGAGGGAGATGGTGACCAGGTGGCCCCAGGGCTCAGGCATCGAGACGTCTCCGCAGCTCTTTGATCCGCTGGGCGTAGAGGACCTTGTTCGCCTTCAGGGTCCGCTGCTGCCCGCGGATGGCGAGCTCAAGTTGCTGTTCGAGCTGCTCGCGGGTCAGCCCCTCCAGCTCGGTGTGGATCCACTTCTCAGGCATCGGGCCACTTCTTCTTCGACCACTCGTTGTACTCCAGGGCCTGCTTGGCTTCCCGGTTCACCGCCCTCAGCCAGACGTTGGGGATCCGCTTCCAGCGGGACCTGCTCTGCCGCTCGATCCCGACCAGGGCGTCCAGAAGCTCTTCTTCGCGGCTCGGTCTCTCCATGGGAGAAAACGCTAGCGCTTAAACCGTGTCATTACAAGTCAGGGGCCGGTGCGGATGAAGATCACGCCATCGGGCTCGTCGATGTCGTAGAAGACGTTGATGCCTGCCTGCTCGCCCTCGTAGCCCTGGACCGTGGCGTTCCCCCATCCCAGCGTCTCCAGGTCCTGGAGTGCCTCCCGAAGACGCCTGACGGTCATCCGTGGCTCAGGCATCGTTCATCGCTTCGAACGCCCCCAGGACCTTCTGGAGCATTTCCTCGACCTTCAGGGGGTCGCCCCGGTAGAGCAGATAGTGCCCGACCTCGTCGGTGCCGCCGATCGAGGCCCGGAGGATCCCGAGCGGATCGTCGTCTTCCTTGGTGATCCTGACCACCGGGGACTCGCCGGTCTCCTTGTAGCGCTCGGCAACCTGCTCCAGCATCTCCGGGGTGATCTTCCGTTTCGCCATCCCGGAATCAAAGCAAACGGGAAGCAAGTGTCAAGCAGGTGCTTGAAGTCTCTTGCGGGCCTCGTCTTCGGCCTCTTCCAAAGGCATCCTGGCCTGGAGCTGGTCGACGAGTTGCTTGAAGCGCTTCTCGTCCACCGGGGTCACCTTGCCCGGTCGCTCTGCCAACCCCAGGTCCCTCAGGAAGGCGCCGATGGGCTGATCACCCGCGGCGGCCTTGATCGCCTCGTACTCATCGTGCGAGACCCGGATCTGGATCGCTCTCTCTCGTGCCATGTATTGACAGTACCGTATTGACGTATTGACAGTACAGGGTCCATTTGATCCGGGGGATCTATGGGATGCACGTATATATATATATATCCACGGGCCGCACGGGCTGCATCTCCCCCCCGCCCCTGGTCGAGCGCCGATATCGAGTTCGTGTTCCCGATCGGTTCCCGATCCGTGCTCATCACCACCCCACCTGTCAACGCTTGGCCAGTCGCAGAGCCAAGTAGCGCGAGATGTGAGAACAGCCCGACTAGCTGGTCGAGGCGCTGTGCGTGGCTGTATACATCAGGCGCGTTTGCCGACAAAGCGACGGACGTGGCGCGTTCACTTCGGCTTCCATTCCGGATTACGAACTGCGCTTCGCTCTACTCCGTACATCCAACCCTTGGCTCTGTCCTTCTCTGGTTGGCATGGGTACCGGGGATGCTTCCGGTTGCGGCGGCGATGGTGGAGTGAGGCCGATGTCGATTCCCTCGCTTTGCAGGAGTTCGGCATCTCTCTTGAGCACGTCTGCCATGGTCTGACCGGGTGGGAGCAGGTACAAGATCGGGTCCGATGTGTCTACGGGGGTTGACACCTTCATGGATTGTCATTACATTGCCGTGGCAGTCCACTACGCACCCATTACGAAACTGGAGGTTTCGAGATGAGCCAATTCATCATCATCCGCCAACGTCCCCTTGCCGAAGGTGGAACCCTTGCGAACGAGATCGGCGCCGGGGACGTGGTCCACACGCCGCGCATCGGGCCGCTGAAGGTCAGCGAGGTCACGCCGCTGATGTCTGAGGGCGCGCGCATGATCGCGCTGGAGTTCGTCGGCTTCCCCGAGTACGTGGCGCTGATGCCGGAGACTTTCCACGTCGACGTGGCGCGGACCGCCTAGGTTCCCGGCTTGGCGCCCTGTGGGGCGTCTGGTCGGCAATCAGGCCGAACTACAGCTATCGGAAGGATCGGATATGGAACCCACCGCAGCGCAGGAACGGGCAGGCGAGATCGGCACGGAGTTCGCCGAAAACATGAGCGGGAAGGCCCAGCAGGCAATAGACGGCTTTCCGCATTCGAGTCCCGAGCAGCGAAGCGCCATCGCCAGCCTGGTTTGTGAAGGGTTGGAGCGCTACATCGCGGAGCAAGACGCGCTGGCTGCCTAGGTTCCCGCTTGAGCGCTCTCCGGAGCGTTTGAGCGGGCATCAGGCCCGGTCAAGTCCACTAGACGAAAGTAGGAACCATGAGCGGAAAATTCACCCTTGAGATCGAGCTAGGCAACGCCGAGATGCGGACGCCGGAGCACATCGCCGCCGAACTGCGGGTGCTCGCCGATCAGATCGAAGAAACCCCGGTTGATCACGGCAGCATCACCGAAGTGAACGGCAACACGGTCGGCAAGTTCACGATGGCGCTGCCGGAGGAGGAGGCGGAGTTCGGCGAAATCTGGTGGGCGTCGTTTACGAAAGACGACGAAGGGGAGTTTCCCGACTACGCGAAGCCGCTGCATGAGTTCGAGCGCGGATCCCTCATCGAGGATGCTGAAGGGCGGCTGTTCAACGTCGTCGGGAACGGGCCGGTGCAGGGATCGGTTGAGGTTGTGGACGACGATGAGGTCCACGCCTACCTTGACGTTGCTGAGCGCTTCCGGCTACACGCGCGCAGCTAGGGCGGATGGTCAACGCGCAGGTTCGATCCTGCGCCGCCCCTTTCACAGTCAGTCCACTAACGAAAGGTAAGCACCATGGCAAAGATTTACGCATCCGCTGTCGTCTTCAAATTCGAGGGGGATGAGTTCGACGCTACCGAGGCGCTGATCGACGCCCTGACCAGGACGGGCGCGGTCGACGTCCGATTCGTCGGCGGCGCGGTGCGCGTCCCCGACACGGGAGACGAATATGACTCGGAGACGGTCGGCCCGTACATCGCCGGTATCAAGAAGCTGGCGGCATGAGGCGCCCGCTCGCAATCGCCGCAGTCGCGCTCGCAGGGTTCGGGGCCTCGCAGGTGGCAACCGCCGCGAACACCGCGCCGTCGCCGCGTACCTGCTTCGCCGCGAAGAACTGGGGACCCGCGCCGGAGAGCGTCCGGCCGTGTGTCCGCATCACGCGGGTCGAGGAGGATGGCTCGTTCGAATTCAGCGTCAGCGACGCGGACGGGACGGTCCGTTACACGTCGGGGGTAGGCGCGCTCGACCGCTAGGGCGAATGGTTTTGGCCGGGTTCGATTCCCGGCCGCCCCTTGCCGCTCAAGCGGCAGTCAGTCCACTACGAAGGGGAACGCAATGAAAGCTGTTGTCGACAAAATCGAGATTGAGCGACCGACCGATCCAGCCGCCGACCTGAGTGCCCTGGAAGATCCGGACCGCTATCTAGGAGAGGCGGAAAACGACGTTCTCAACTACCGGGCGCAGGATCGGGACCGGATCGACGCCTATAACCGGGGCGAGTGGTATTTCGTCGGCGTCGTCGCCAAGGCCACGGTGCGCCTGTACTTCGATTCGCACCCGGACGGGACGTACCAGATCGTCGAGCTTCCGAGCGCGGGGATCTGGGGCGTCGAGTCGGATTCGGATCCGTCCTACTTCGCCGAGTTGGAGTCCGACGAGCGCGCTGCGCTTGCCGACAGCTTGCCGCGTTCGGGTTGAAGGATCCCGACGCATCGTGAGCGCCCTGGAAGAACGCGCCACGGCGCTCAAGGCGGCACGGGAGAGGGTCGCGCGGGCACAAGCCAAGATCGACCGTGAAACCGCTGAGATCGCCTCTGCGGTGAAGGGGACGCGGGAAGTGTCGAAGGTCGCGGCGATCCTCGGGCTCAGTCGGCAGCGGCTGTACCAGGTCGCCGCATGATCGGCGCGCTGATCATCATCGCCACGATGGGCGGTTTCTGGGCATTCCTCGCGTGGAGCTCGCTCCGCCACAACCGGAAATTTGACGCCGCGCGACGGTAGGGCACAAGTACAGACCGCGATTTGAAAAAAGCCTCTCGGGATCCGGGGGGCTTTTTTCTTGCCCGGCTCGCCCTCGCTGAAGCGGCGCCGACCTCTGGAGGAGATCGACGCCGCGGGTGCGTCAGTCCACTAAACAAACGCAAATGCAGGCTAGCAGGGATTTCCGGCGCTCTGTAAGGCGTTCTGAGGGCAATGTCATGACGCCCCTTGATGATCCCATCCGGATTTCATGCGGTATCCGAAGGTCCGGGATCCTTTACCGGGGTACCGTCCAAAGCCCCATGCGATGCGCAGTCGCCCCTACTGGACCTCGACCGCCGTGCCCTCGATCAGTTCGGGCTTGTAGCCCATCGCTTCCAGATCCCGCAATACCTCGGTGGCGTCGCGCTGGATGATCTTGGTCGGCTGGTTGGAGTAGAGAAGGTGTTTCTCGGAGTGGATCCCGCCCCCGATCGCCGCGGACCTCGCGATCCCGTGGAGGTCCTTCGTCTCGACCACGTCGGCGCGGACGCGTTCCTGCAATCGCAGCCACGCTTCGCCCTCGATCTCACCGGCCGTCTTCGCGAGTTCAAGGTGCATTTCCGCCATCTGGCCCTTGATGATCGGGGCGACTTCCTGGCGCACCTGTTCGTACTGCTCGGCCTTGTGCTTGGTCTTCCACATCCCGAGCGTCGAGCCTTTGATGAAGATGCCCTGCTCCTTCAGCAGCTCCTCGGCCTTGTAGCGGTTGCCCGAGCAGAGGGCGAGGGCGGTGAGACCGGCGTTGACTTCGACCTCGGTATATCGATTTCTGACTACAGGTCTATCCATGATCGTCCTCCACATGTGTCTACCCTGTAGACAGTTACAAGATGCCCCGGCACCGATGCGGAGTCGGCCCGGGGCGTGGATCAAGCGAACGGGGAGTTGTCCGATTTGACCATCGGTAAAAATAACGGGCCGGGCGCGGAAGGCGTCCGCCACCTGGAGGAACCGCAGCTACTGGAGACCGTCGAGATCTTCGAGCGGCAGGCGAAGCAGATGCCGGAGGGGTCCGAGGCGAAGCGGATCATCGAAGAGCTGGCGCGGGCGGGACGCGAAGAGATCGCCGAGCGCGAAGGAAGGGACGACGCCGGGTAGAAGACCCTTTCTGCAAGTGGAGGATCCAGAGCACATCCGGGAAGAACTACGGCGGCTCGCCGACGAGAAGCGGGCCGCCGTAGAGGCTCTGGACACGATCACAGGACAGATGCGGGACCTTCTGCGGCAGGCACAGGGACACCCCGACATCTCGATGGTCGACGCGGCGCGGTGGGCGGGGCTGAGCAGGCCCGGGGTCTACAAACTGCTCAAAGAGGACTCCCGGTAGGGCGCACGTCTGGCGCAGCCGCCGAAGGTCAGTGCCAGCTCTGTGATCCGCAGCCGACTACCAGGAGCTGTCAAGCAGTGTAGACGTTCACGCCGCAGCCTTGCGGATCTCGGCCTCGATCCGCGCCATCAACTCGACCTGCCGGGGCGGTGGGAGCTTCGACATCGTCTCCCGCAGCCGGTCGCGGATCGCCCGCTCGCGCTTCCGCCGGGCTGCTTCTTCGTGGTCGTGGTCCTGCTCGACCCTGAACTCCGACGACCTCGTCCGGGCTTCGACCGAGAACATCGTCAGGTACTGGTCGTCGACCCCCTCGGCCGGGTCGATCGCGGTGCGCCCCGAGCCGCTGTAGCCACGCTCGGTCTCCAGCGTCCAGGAGACGATCTCGGCGCCTTTCTCGGGCACCTCCGATGGATCGTGCCAACGGGTCTTCAGGCCCGCCTCGCTGCGCGGCCCCGGCGTCGAGGCGAGGAGGCGCAGAGGTTCGCGTTCGTCGTGGGCGGTGAAGCGGACGATCCAGCCGCCTTCCTTCAGCTCGGGCTGCATGAACTCGATCCAGATCGTCGCTTTGCGGGGGATGTCGACGGTGGCGCCGGTCTCGTAGCTGACGATCTGCCTGCCTCCTCTCGACCAGGCGAGGATCAGCTTGTCGCCTTTCTTGACGTCGGGCTTCTTCTCCCGCTTCAGGGCGCGGTGATCGCCCTTGAAGATCGCCTTGCGCTCAACCGTCGTCAGCTTCATCAATCTCCTCTCGCTCGTGCTTGACCAGGTGCCAGGGTTTGCCGGTCATTTCTCCACCTCCACGACGACGTTCGGGCGGCCCAGGGTCGCGACGTCGACCGCTGCGTTTTCCAGTTCTTCGGGGTTATCCCACACGTCTTCCAACTCGCTCCTCGGGACGTAGTAGACGAAGATGACGTGGACGCCTTGCGGCGCGTCCTGTTCGCGCTTACCCGTGGCGACTCCCGTCGAGCGCTTCGTAGTACGCCGAGTGAAGGAAGCCGAGCGCGAACGGGTCGCGATCTTCGCGAAGTCGCATCCAGGCCCAGAGCGCGCGACCTGACCGGCCGTTGCCGTCCATGAAGGGGTGCAACGTCTCGTATTCCACGTGGGTCGACCAAGCTCCGTTCGGTGAGATCGTCGGGGTGCCAAGGATGCGTTCAAGTTGGACGACGATGTTCGGGCCACCGCGCGGCGGGAAGTGACTGCCGACGCGGACGTCCATCCCCGGCAGTGACCGCAGCCGGGCGCCGGGCTGGACGGCCTCGACAAAGGCCTCCAGGTCTTTGATCGTGACCTGCTCCAGAAACTCGAAGGCGATGTAGGCGGAGACTTCCTCCCGGAGCGGTCGACGTTTGATCCCCTCGATCCGGTTGCTTTCCTCGATGAAGTCGTTCAGACCTTTGATGGCAGACCTTCCCCTGTTAGCCGGCGGGTGAGCCGGAGTGGACTGACTTCGTGGCGGATGATCGGGTGGCCCATCTCGTGCCACATCTTCGCCGCGATCAACGACGGAAGAATATCGAGCTTTTTTTCGTCGTATTCGCGGTGGTGGGTCCGGCACAGCGGGACCACGCAGTCGATGTCGTCGCAGCCGCCGCGGCTCCGGTCCCACAGGTGCGCCGGGTCGATCTTCTCCTGTTCGGGACCCCGGCCGCAGACGATGCAGACCTCGGCCGCGACCTTCTTCCGCTGGCGGGGATGGGCGGCGCTGATGCTCATTTTTCGGGGAGGATGTAGTGGTAACCGATCGTGTGGTCCGGGTAGAGCAGGTGCATCTCCTCGGGCACCCCCAGGCCGTGGAGGATCGCGTCGACCGTGGCGAGCGACACGCCGTCGTACTCGTCGCGGAGCAGGCCGTTGATCCGGCGTTCGGAGATCCCGCTGGCCCTCGCGATGTCTCCTCGACCTCGCGTCTTCAGCTCGCGTTCGATCAGGCGTTTGATCGGCACGGCGTCGAGGGTCGGCATCGTGTCGCCGTCCGGCTTCGGCGGGATCTGGAAGTTGCGCGGCTCGATCCCCTTCGCCCGCCGGTTCGACGTCATGCTTTCCCGCTTCTGCCGACGCCTCCGCGGGGTCGATCTGTAGGGAGGACGGACGAACTTCCCTTCGGCGACCAGCCGTTCGTGCCGGGCTTTCTCGTAGGCCGTCTTGCAGGCCCGGCAGGGCATCTCCGGGTAGATCACGATGACCCCGGATTTCAACTTCCGCTTCCTGTGGAAGAACGCGGCGAGCGGCTTCTTCTCGCCGCACTTGGTGCAGCGCTTGAACTCGGGCGCATCGGGACGGTCCTCCAACGAGGCGAGGAAGTTCGCGACTCGGGCCGCGCTGATCTTGGCCTTGGCCTCATCGGTCTGCTTCTGCCCCCTGGCAGGCATTCACAGGGGCTCCGCCACGAAGCGTTCGGCGGTGCCCTGGTGGCGGTTGCAGTAGAAGACGTGCTGGCCCGTACGGACGATCTGGTTGCGCTTCCCGGGCATCCGTTTGACGAGGGGGAAGGCGCCGACCGCGGCGTCGTCGCACCACTCGCAACTACCGGTGATCTTCGGATCGGTGAGCGCGCCGATGCCGCCGATGTCGTTGACGTGGGCGGTCATCTCAGCACCCCTTCCTGGACGCTGCCCACGCCGGAGCCGAAAATCTTAAACAGGACTGCCTCGGCCTGGTGGCACCGGGCGATGGCTTCGGTCAGTGAGCCCGACGAGGGTTCTTGGCCCCGCTCGTCCCGAAGCTGATCTAGCGTTTTGCTCGCCTTGCGAAGCGCGAAGTAGACCTCCGACGCACGCTCGTCCGCCGCCTTCATCGTCCTATCCCGTTCAGCTTCCTTCAATGCTCGCCTTCCAGCGTTCAGCTCCTTCTTTCGTTGGCTTTCCTTCTGCCGCGCCGTGAGGTTTTTCCCGCCCCACTTGGCGATCGTCGAAAACGAGATTCCGAGTTTCTCCGAGACCTGTTCCAATGTGAGGCCGTCGCGTCGGAGGCGAGCGGCCTCCTTTTTGATGTCATTGCCGTAGCCGCCGCTTCCCGGATGTCCGGTGATTGCCGGAAGACCGCGAAGGAGATCCCGCGCCTCGATCAGGTTCTTCGTGCCCCCCGGAATCTCAGATTGGTAAAAGGCGATCCGCATGTAGGTTGAGGCGGTGGTTGGGGACGAGATGAAGTGCTTGTCGCACCACGCCAGCCAGCCGCCCGCAGGGATTTTGTTCCGGGCGGCGAGTAGCGCTTCCCCAGCTCGAACGATGTGGCGAATCATCTGGAGGCCGCTCTCCACCCCCATCTCGTGTTCAGCGGATGCGAGCCTGCCGAGTTCCGGCAACGACAAGTCGGCCAGGTTCTCGGCCGCAAGTTCGACGGTGGCGACGTCCGTCATTCGTCCTCCTCATTTCGGGAACGGATCGGGAACAGCCCCGGCCGGACTGGGCCGTACAGGACCGTGTTGAGAGGGGAGCTGTTGGAACCGCGAGGCCGAGGAAACGGCTTAGACAAGCCGATCCTGGTTCAGCGATTTACGGCTGAGTGCGGCCTGGTCCGGCGCTAGCCACAGTCCCGGGCTTGTCGGTACGGTCGCTTTCTGGCCCCTGGAGCCCTTTTGCAGAGCCATCGGGAACAGGATTCTGGCTGGACCGGGAACAAATCGGGAACGGATCGGGAACAGCATCACACGGTCCCCCTCGGAAGATTCGGGTCCTCGATCGGCGGCAGTGTCGACAGACGGGCTTCGATCGCCTCGCGGGCGATGCCGCGCATCTTCTCCGCGACCTCGGGGTCGGCGAGGGGGTCGACGAACTTCCGCACGACGGCGTCCTCCGCCTCGTCCGAGAGCAGTTCGTCTTCCCATTCTTCCCGTAGGCCTTTGCGGGCCGCTTCGACCGCGAGGAACGCCAGTTGTTCGATCCCGGGTGCCGGGGCCGGTGTTCCGATGTTCCGATAGAAGGTCTCCAGGACCGCCTCCACGGCCTCCCTGCCCTTGTCACGGTCGTCAGGCAACGAGTCTCAAGTCGGGTGGGTGTTGACCGCGAGCCGCGCGGATGTGGTGCTCGACCGAGTGCCGCTCGCCGTCGCTCGGGCGTTCGTCGTACAGGTGCTGGTAGGTGCGCATCGAGACCTCCGGGCCGTGCATGAGCTGCTTGGCGGTCTCCATGTGGTTCCACCCGGCGGCGACGAACAGCGTCGCGGCGGTATGGCGAAGCCCGTAGGGGGGGAGGGGGTCGATGTCGGGCAGCGAGTCTTCGATCGCCTTCTTGAAGCACTTCGGCCGGTTCTTCCTGGTCTTCTGGTCGTAGTTGCTCCAGTCGTCCCAGTTCCGTTTCGTCCACGGTTTGCCGTGCGCGGTCGGGAAGATCAGGTCGCCCGGTCGGCCGCCGCTCGCCGCTCGCCAGGCTTCCAGGTCGCCCATCACGGGGGCCGGGATGTAGACCCAGTATTTCGCCGTCGCGGAGGTCTTCGATCCGTTCTCGATCACGCCGTCTACGTTCTTCTTGTCGACGCAGATCCGGCCGCCGCCGGGTTCGGTGTGTACGGCCCACCCGGGACGCTCGTCGACCAGGTCGGCCCAGGTCAATGCCAGGGCGCTCTGGGGTCGCATCCCGACGTAGGCGAGGACGGAGATCAGGGTCGCCGAGCCGACGTCCCGGATCCGCGCGCCTCTGACGCGAGCGTCTTCACGACCGAGGTACCAGTTGCGGATCGCCTCCACCTGCGCGGGCGTCAGCCAGCGGTGCTGCTTCGATTCGTAGCGCGGCTTCTTCAGGTCCCTGACAGGGTTGTGATCCAGGTACTCCCAGGGCAGCACGGCCTCGGCGAGGATCTTGCCGAGGAGGCCCTGGGCCTTCCCCAACGTCGCACGTCCGGCTCCTTCGGCCAGCCGTTCCTTCTGCCATTCGCCGAGACGGCGGGGACGGAGGTCGACGAGGGGCAGGTGACCGATCGAGGGGATGACGTGGCATTCGAGCTGACTGGCGTAGAGCTTCAGGGTGCGGGGGGAGACCTCGCCTACCCACCCGGCCAGAACCGTTTCGATGAACTCGGTCAGGATCGGGACGTCACTGCGGCGGTTCACGGGCTTGACCTCCGAGATGCGGCGTTCGACTTCGGCCTTGTACTCCTGGGCCTCCGGCCTGGTCTTCTTCACCTTCTTTTTCCGACGCCCGCCCGGTTCGGTCCAGCAGACCATGAACGTGCCTTGTGGGGTGGGCTGGATCGATGCCATCAGCCCATCACCGTTATCGTCGTCTTCGTCATCAGGGAGTCCTCCTGGTGGCCGGTTCCCGGGGGCGTTCTGGTCGATGCTCGCCGGGAACAATTGTCTGTCCGGGGCGATCTTTGCATGAAACGCCGCCACGGCCAAACGCGGTCGACCACTCGGCTAGCTTTTGGCATTGATCTCCCGGACGCGGTCGATCAACTTCGACGGAGGCATCGGGTCGACCCGGCCGCGGTTGTGACGGCCGGTCTTCTCGCCGGTCCGCACCCACTTGAGCAGATCCGATTCGACGGTCAGCCAGCGACCCTTCCGCATCCAGAACGGCGAGTCGGCTTCCTTGGCGGCCTCGTAGAGCGCCGAGCGATTGAGCGGCACGATCTTCTCCTTGTAGACCTCGTCGAGCGTCAGGATCCGGTCCGTCACGACGACTTCAACCTCTCCAACATCCGTCCAGCCTCGATCTTCTTCGGGGCGCGGTCGAGGCCCCGGAGCCCTGCGTCCGGCAGACCGGCGTAGGCATCGTCGCGTCTGCGCTCCGTCAGGACGTTTTTGTACATCTCGCGGAACTGGGCCCGCACCGTCGACTCTTCGGCCTTCAGGTAGCCGCCCTGGGTCTCAAAACGCATCCTCCGCGCGGCGACGGAGACGGATGGCGGCAGGCACTCGTAGAACGCGGGCCAGTCGGTGACGCCGTGCTTCATCAGCGCCTTGTTGAGGAGCAGCCAGGCCTCGCCGTGGTCGGGGTCGTCGCGGCCGAGCTCGGAGACCCGGGCGAGGATCTGGGCGCCGTTGGGGGGGAACTTCTCGCCGTCGCGGTAGGCGGTCTCGACGGCGACGCCGACCTGTTCGGCGGGCAGGTGCTTGCAGTCGTCGAACCACTTCGCGATCGACATCTCCGGGATCTTCGAGTGGGGCCAGTTGGCGTCCATCTGCCGGACGACGCCGATCCACTCCGAGCGGGTCATTTGCCTTCGCTTTCGAGTTTGCGTTGCAGTTCGAGCAGGCGGTCCTGGGTCGCGGTGCTCTTGTCCTTCGGCTTCGGGTTCGAGGCGGCGGCGATATAGGGCTCGACGTTCTTGGCCCGGAGGATCGTGTCGGGGACGTCGTGGCTGTGCTCGACGCGCCAGGTGTCGGAGTGGCAACCGACCGTCGCCTGCTTCAACTCGTCGAGCGACCAGTCCTTGCGGCGTGCCTTGAACGCCCTCTGCGCCGTGTCCGAGCCCCGGACGGCGGTGCGGCCGGTGACGCGGTGGTAGTGCTCCAGCCACTCGCTGAACTCCGAAGCAAGAGCCGTAGAAAGAGAAAAGGAAGAAGAAGAGGAAGAGGTAGAAGAAGAGTAAGAGGTAGAAGGGAATTTGCCAGCGCTTTGCTTGGTTTTTGCTTTTCCACCTTTCTTCCCTGCTGCCGAACGCTTTTCCCGCAGCGAATCCATGTCTTCGTGGCTCCGATTCACTGCAAGGTAATCGGGAATCACGAAGCCCTTCTTGTCGCTTTCCGCCGGTTTCCACAAGCCGCTGCTTAGCATTTGCTTGGGGAGCTCCGGGACCCCTTCGGCGACGACCAGATTGTTGACCCAGCCGGAGGAGATGAACCCGTCCGTCTCGTACTTGCCGGAGAACGCGAGGGAGCGGCAGTAGAGCCCGGCGCCGGCCAGACCGATCTCGATCACCTTCGGGTTTCCGTCGAATTCAGTGAGTAGTTTCACCCAGTCCACCCTTCACGCCACGGCTTTCTGGCGGCGGCGGCGACTGGCGGCCTTGCAGAGCTCGCAGCGGCAGCAGTAGTTCACGTAGCCATTGATGCTGCCGTGGACATGCTCGGGGACCTCCAGCCCCCGGTTGCGCTCCCTCAGATCCCAGAAGTAGGAGGCGTTGGCCGATCTGCAACTCGGGCAGCGGCAACCGGCGTTGTAGTTGGCTCGGGTCCCGTGGTTCACGCCGCCGCCCTCAGTTCCCTGCGGACGCGCTGAGCGTCGACGTGGACACCTTTGCAGCGCTCGCAGCGGCATCCGTAGTTGGTGTAGCCGTTCTCGCTCCCGTGGACGTGGTCGGGGGTGGGCTCCTGGGCTTTGCGCACGCGGTATTCCTGCTGGTATCTCGCCTTCGCGGCGCGGCATTTAGCGCAGCGGCAACCGTTGTTGTTGAAGCCGCTAAGGCCGTGCTTCATTCGCGGTCCTCCAGGATCTCCCGCAGGTGACGGGCGTAGGTGAAGTGGACCACCGAGTTGTTCTTCTTCCCGAGCACTTCCAGACGCTCGATCTCGGCCTGGATCCGTAAGCGCAGCTCGGCGAGTTCGGCTTCGAGTCGGTCGGCGACCTCGTTCATTCGCGCTCCCCTCGCAGGACGGATTGGTTCGCCGAGATCGCCGCCTTCTGGGAAGCGATCCAGACCTTCATCGCCTCGATTTCCTGGAGCTTGTTCCGGTATTCGAGGAAGAGCGGGAGATCGGTCACCTTCATCGCCTGTCGCGCCATCGCATCGCGAAGGTCAGCGGCGGGCATCTTGCTCCCGGACGCCATGGTCGTCGTCCAGATGCCGATCAGGGCTTCGTCCAATGCCTGCTCGTAGCGAAGGGCCAGCCCCATGTGGATCTCGCCCTGGTCGTCGACCTGCGCCTCGTACAGCGCGATCGACAGGTTGGAGAGCTTGGTGCTGACCCTCTGGATCTCGGCGCTCGCCTCGTCGAGAGCAGCCATGACCTCAGCGGCGGCCCTCATTTCTCTTTCTCCTCGGCGCGCTCATGCTCGCGTTCGCGGTCCTCGCGGGCGTCACGTCGTTCCATCGGGTCGAAGTCCTCATTCGGGAACCAGCGCTCGCGGTCGCCGCGGCGCGGTTGTCGATCCCAGAAGCACCTGTCGCAGGTGCAGTCCCGAGGGTGCTTCGAGATCAGAACCTCCAGCGAAGCCGCTCGAAGCCGGGCTCGCGGTATTCGGGATGGTGGAAGGGGATCGAATCGTCCGGGGCGGAGTCGACGGGGAGGTCGTGGCCAAGGGCGGTCTCGGTGAGTCTGGTGAGCGCGTCGACCGTCTTCTTCTGCTCCGGTGCATCGAGGAAGTCGGTGAGCTTCCGGATCGCCTCGACCGTCCGGCTCGGCTCCAGTTCCTGGACCATGTAGGCGGCGATCATCTTGCTCGCTTCGATGCCGACATAGGCGCCCTGTAGGGCCATCTCGATCTCCGAGGTATCGACCACTGACGACTGCGCAGGGGCCGGGTGCGTTGAAGGCGCCTGGGGAGCTGCCCCGACCAAAGGGCTCCCCCCCGACCCCTGCGGAGGCGTCTGGCGGTTGATGTCGGCGTCGAAGGCGTCGGCGGCCTTGAAGACGTCCTCGTAAGACGGCGACTGCCTGTTGAGGGCGAGGAAGCGAAGCGCCATCTCCTGGGAGTGCTGGCGCTGGATCGCCCGCTCCGCCCCGAGG